TTAGATATTCAACGCATGCAAAACGCGCGGCCTGATAATGTCCGCGCGAAATTAAAGCGTTTAGTTTTATTTTGTTTTGTCTTTTTGATAAGTCCATTATTCACCCCTACCTAATACATAAATTAAATAACCGCCTAGAAATAGCCAGCCGCTAATACCCGCTAATATAACACCATTAGCAAAATTAGGATGGGCTATTGTGTCCGCGCCGGTTGGTTGTCCGGTTGTAGTGATTAATAATAAAGCTGTTATCATTCCAATTAAAGCAACTATGGTAGTTGCGAAGCTGAAAGCTTCTGTAATTATTCTGATCTTTATTTGTTTTTTTAATCTCATTGTTTTAGTTCCTTTTTATTGTTTAAGTATCAAATCAAAATAAAATAGTAAATAATATCATTACATGCTATAAAATAATAAAGTTTTTATATGTCCAAATTTACAAAAAGGAAACAAAGCGGAAAACAGCCCCCCGCCGCGCTTTTGTCTGACATGTTGGCGCGGTTATGATCTTTTTCTGTTTGCTTCGTCGGGACTTATTGCGTATAATATATATTATGTATAACTGACACCCCAACACCCAAGGCGGCTTTGGGGTGTGCGAGGTATTGACTCTTAAAATTTTCAGTACCATTGTAAAGGAAGTGATGACATGTCAGATTGGGAAATGCTAACTGATAAAAACAAGGAAATGTTAGAGGAAGCAGTTGATCTGCGACAAGAGTTTGCTCATAAGTTAAAAGTGTTTCAGAGTGGGTTAATCCCAGAGAAAGATAGGAAATGGCAGCTTGCTGCTCATAGCGCTTATGATGAAATGTCTTATAGGGAAAGACAAGTTTTCAATAGAAGACTAAACCTTATGACTTTTCCCCACATAGCAGAGGGTTTAGATATATCAGTCAGTAGTGCAAAAACATATTGGCGCAGAGCATTGATGAAATGCGAGAAGTTTTTTAATGTAAACTAAAAATATATTTAGTGAATAGTTAATTAACGCGGGAGGATTTATGCCTTATCATAAAAAAAAGAAAAAGAAAAAAGGTAAGAAAAAGTAATGAAAGTGAAAGCACCTAGAGGGTATCACTTTATGAAAAAGAAAGGCAAATTCAAATTAATGAAAAATCCTAAAGGCGGTTATAAGAAGCATAAAGGATCATCATTAACTATGAATGTGCCAGTAGTAAAAAGACATTCATGAATGTAACTAAAAGCACAGCAAGAAATTTTATACCTAAACGCTTGTTTGGGATGAAGAAGAAAAGCATAAAACAGAAATTGAGAAAATTCAATGCCAAAAATATTAGACATAGATTCAAATAAAGTAGAATTATTAGCCAGTTTTGGATGTAGCACAGTTGAGATTGCTAGATTCTTTGGTTGTGATGAATCTACTATCAGAAAAAAATACAAATCAGAATTACAAGCTGGTAAAGAACAGATGAAGATTAAACTTCGTCAGCTTCAATGGAAGCACGCAGCATTAGGGAATACTGCTCTTTTGATTTTCTTAGGTAAACAATATCTAGGACAATCAGAAAAACAAGAGGTTGATTTTAGTGGAAACTTAGAAACAATACTAAAAGAATGTGGATATGTGGATAACCCTATAAAAGATGCTGAAAAAGATACTGAATAAAAGAAAGCTTTGGAGTCTAATAGATTATGTCCCTACACAGAATCAATTAGATGTTCATGATTCTACTGCTCGATTTAGAGTAAATATTCAGGGGCGTAGATCAGGAAAGTCATTTTCTGCTGCCGCAGAAGCATTACCATACTTGCTCACTCCTAACACTAGGGGGTGGGTGGTTGCTCCTAATTATGAATTGTGCGATAAAGTAGCTCGTTTAATTAAAGAATATGTTATCTTGCATTTAAAATTACCTATTGCAGCTAAAAAAGAGATTTCAGGACAGATATATTATTTAAAACTACAGGGATTGAATAGCGAATTGTGGATTAAGTCATGTGATAACCCAGACTCATTAGTTGGTGAGGGTTTGGATTGGATGATTATTGACGAAGCTGCTAGAGTAAAACAGATTGTCTGGGAACAATATCTCAGACCAACTCTATCAGACAGGGGGGGATGGTGTCTTTTTACAACTACCCCTCTGGGATATAATTGGATATATGATTTATATGTCAGAGGTCAAAGAAAAGAATATAGCGATTGGGACTCCTGGCAGCATCCATCATGGGAATCACCATATTTTAAGGAAAGTATAGATGAGCTTAAAAAGACACTTACAAAAGAAACTCTGGCTCAAGAGTTTGGTGCTGAATTTACTTCTTTTGCGGGTAAGGTATATGATTTTGACCGCCGCGTACATATTAGAAATCATACTTATGATCCCGATTTACCTACTTACTGTTCTATTGACTTTGGCTTTAGAATGCCTTGTGTAAATTGGTTTCAGGTGAAGAAATCTGAAGATGAGGATGGCATAGATACCATTTATGTATTTGATGAGATATGTCATGAAGAAAATGTAAAAACAGAAGACTTAGCTAAAATGGTTTGGAATAGAGGATATGATGTGCGCAGATATTTTTGTGATCCAGCGGGTGGTGGTGTACAAGCTCAGAGTGGTATTGGTGATATAGAGATTTTTAGAAGACATGGTATTAATGTACAATTTAAGAGAGATAAGATTTCCAGGAACATAGCAAATGGGGTTGCTCATGTCCGCAGATGGTTTGAGGATGCTGAGGGAGATGCTCATATTTACTATGATGAAAAGTGCAAAGGGAGTATTTCAAGTATTGAAAATTATAGATACCCAGAAAAGAAAACAGACCAACGATTAAAAGAAGAGCCGCTAAAGGATGGTAGAAATGACCATCATGCTGATGCTCTTAGATATTTTATAGTAAACCTTTACCCTATTAAACAGAACAAGGCAGGAACATTAGAATGGTAATAGTCAAAGACGCAACACAACAACAAATTATAAGTGTTTTATCAGAACACTTTTCTTATGTAGAAACAGAACGACATAAAGAAATCGATCAGTTATTAGATTTTTATGAGGGAATTAATATTGAAGATTATGTATCTAGTTATTTCTCATCTGAAACTTTAAAACAAATACCTGTATTTTCACAAAACTTAACTAGGCGTGTTATCAAAGCCAGATCCATGACTTATAAAAGGCCGCCTGTAATGAATGCAGACGAAAGATATAAAGATTTTGCAAATGTTGCAGACTTAAATGCCAAAAGAAGACAATTAGAATCTTTAACTTATTTATTAGGTTGTATGGCATTTCGTTCTAGATGGGATGAAGCTACTCA